TCATGAGATAATATACCACGTAGTCTATCATCACACAAACTTGTCCGGGTGGCTCTTTGCACAGTAAAGATCTTGCTAAGGGCATTGCAAAAGTCTTTGCTTTAGTCTTACTAAAGTCTAGCATATTCGAAGACTCGACAACTGCATCAGTCAGATCCTTAACTACCTTACGTAGGTCAGCAGACCGTATTAAAACGTAATCGTCTTGTCTACCGTGGTACCTGTAGACCAGCATTCCAAAGACTGCATTCATTTGCTGAGCTTCTAAATGAATCTTAGACAGCCACGCCTTACTGATTGAAATAGACGGGCCGTGTCGATCGAACAACTCCGTCAACTTGCACTCTATTAAGTAACGTCCCGGTCTGCTAGTAAACAGTACAGTAACGTCGCCTTTAGTAGTTCCTGCCCCAGACTGCGGTGTACGATCACCGCCTAAATACTTTGCGATTCTTCGTTCCATTGCTTTCGCTCTCTGACGATTAAGGCGGTTACGCTCTTTGCGTTCCGCCTTTAATTCGTCTAGAGCAGCTTGGCTAGTTATGGGACGACTGACTACTGAACTTTTGCGTACTCCCATTAAATATCACCGTGCTCACTCCAAGTTTACCATTACGGTTCTTGTGAAATTTTAGACTAATTGCGCGATTGCCATTATCATCTGGAACATCATCGATAGGCGCCATCTCTATAACAGCGTCGGCCACCTGGGCTACCTCACCGGAGTCACGCACTGCATCCAATCCCTCACGTCCCTTAGTCATCTGACTAAGTAAGACGACGGCTATGTTTGCTTCTTTCGCGGCTTCCTTCATTGTCTGAGCTACCTCGCCCAGGTCGTTATTCCGGTTGCCTGTCGAAGAGTGACGGACAATCTGAAGGTAGTCTAGGAACACTACCTTGCAGCCTACACGAGCAGCGTCACGAATCTCCTTACGGATAGTCGAAAGGCCTATAGTAGGATCGTCAATAACCGACATCGGCAAAGACTGCAGGTACATCACTGCTTGTTCAATCTTGTCTGCCTGTTCCTTAGTGACACGACCAAACTGCAGATTGCTGGCGTCCATCTTCAAGAGATACGCAACCCAGCGACTAATCAACTGCTCTTTGCTCATCTCGAGCGAAAAGAAAAGAGACCTTGTGTTGTACTGGCGAGCCATCTCGAGCATGGACTGCCCGATAAGAGCAGTCTTACCAGTACCCGGCTTAGCCATAATAATGTTAAGTGTCTTGGGTAACCACTCTCCGCCAAGCATGGCATCAAGAAATTTGATGCCTGTGTAAGTGAACTTGTAACTACCGTCGACTTTTTGATTAAGATCGCCCAGCATACGTTGAGCGCCTGGCACGAGCGTAGTATCATGTGCCTGAATAATCGGCGGGAAGTTAAGTACTGTTTCGACCTTCTCTTCATTCGGATAGTACTGCTTAGATTCGAAGTCTAGAGCCTTCGCGGCCTCAAACAACTGTCGCCTGCGTGCAATGATCCCGAGCTCGTCCACGACTGCTTGTTGATTGACTGTGACCTGCACTAACATAGGCGAAGGAACATCTCCAGCAAGTGCCATACGCATTACCTCGTAGCTGCACTCACCGTAGCGGACGTAGGCCTCTTTCATGGCCAGTATGACGTCTTTGCGCTCGTCCGTAAACAGCGCAGGAGTAATCATGTGAAGTAAATCAGGATTACCCATCAGCGACGATAGCAACCGCCACTCAGCGTCCGTGTCGTAGTACATACGGTCTCCTTAATAAGCGTGCCCAGTCGTTGTACGGTAGGGCCTTGTCTACTACTAGTCTAAGCTCTTCTGGACCCTTTGTCAATAAGTAGGTGTCTAGGTCCATCTTACTGTCTTTACCGAGCGGTAAAGTAGCTATTCTCACGTCTGACAGTTTTTGAGCCAGCTTGTCAATCGCTTGATAAACTGATTCGCGCACTGAAAGATCTTTCTGAGAATCAAAGAGAACGACGTGGCTTCCTTTAGACATGGTGCGTAAGCGCCAGCGCCACGTAGATATTCCTGGAAGACCCACGACATTAAAACCAAACTGGCTAGCTACTATAGTCTTAATCTCGCCCTCTGTGATTAAATGATCAAACGCCAGACTAGACGAATTGTAGGGCCACTCAGAAGCGCCTCTAATGGACGCACCCCCAAACGGGCCCTTGTACTTAGGTTCTGAGTTATCTAAAGACCTTCCTCGAATGTCTACTACTTCTCCGTTAATCGGGTTGAAGTACGGGAACACCAACCTACCCGCCAGAATTGGACGATTTGCCGAGTTGTACAGGCCGCTGCGTATTCCTAGGTCTCCGGAAAACTTAGAAAACTTTCCAAATTCTGGACAGAACCCTATGCGATATCGATCTATGCTGTCCTTTGTAATTCCTCGGGATATGGCGTAGTCCAGCGCCACCTTGTCCATGCAGGAGTGGTAGTAATTAGAGGCAACCTGATAGAACTCGCGTACCTGCTTTACGAATTCATCATCCTTAGCGAACGTTATAGATCCCTCGCTGACTGCGGCTGCCGACTCAGGAACGCTGCGATAGCTGCAATTGAAACAGTACGATACGTCGTTGTCAGGAGTAACATACAGATTGGCACCGCCACATTCAGGACAATCGGTCTTGTACCCTCGTGCCATAATTACCTCAAATAAAAAAGCCGGGTGGTGCTTTCACACCACCCAGCAAATTGCGATTACTCGCTGAACAATGTATCCGGAAATGCAGTCTGCTTAGCTTCACTTGGTGCAGCATTCACAGCGGCCTTGATAACAGCTGCTACGTCCTTACCAGTGTCCAATAAGCGAGGCATAGCAGTGATGCTGTAAGCGCGTAAAACTTCTGTGTAGTCCATTCCCTTAAGAAGATCCTTGATGGCATCAGCAGGGAAAGGCTTCGCGTAGTTTTCGATGTCATACATAGGCAAGCTAAGAACATCTGCGGGAATTGCGTCACGGTTTGCACCGACGTAAACTGCGCGATTTGTGTTCAGGCCCTTGCCCCGAGTCACTACCTCGATGTCGACCATCGTAATAGGAATCAACTCATTGGTGTCGTCGTCGAACACTGACTTACTCAGTTCTTCGATCTCGTTCAACAAGCCGTTCCGTCCTTGACCCGAAGACACCGAGCCCTCGAGTACCATAATCTGCATATTGCGCTCAGGTTTCTTACCGGTAACTGGAACCATTTCCCCGTTCTGCGACGTGACATACTGGTTTTGGTTATTACCATAAATCAACGAGCCGTCATCTAGTTTAATGACCATGCTCTTGTCCAGAACGTTCATAAAGAACCGACGACGTACGCCGTCATTGTACTGCTTAGGCAAGACTGAGCGTGCCGAGTAATCCAGAAAGATCCGACGCATAACGTCAGTTTCTCCCTTTTTAGCAGTAATCCACACGGACAAGACAGTCTGGCCCAAAAGGGGTTCGCTTGTATTCTGAGGATCAGGCAAGAAACGGATTACCCGCTTACCCTCACGCACGTCTATAAAAGGATTTTTTCCATTCGAGGAGCCACTTGTTTGCTGCTGTGCCGATCCGCCAATCATTTTACCGAATGCCATTGTTCTTCTCCTGCATTACGGCGAGTTCTCTCGCCATCGAATTAAGTTCGTCAAGCACTGCTTTCCGTACTTCGTTATTGATATTACCACTCGACTCAAGCCTTGTCAATAGACGTTTAGCATATTTCTTGGCAAGTTGTTCAATTTTGTTTAAGTTCTCCATCGATGATCTCCACAAATTGCCGAGCAATCACAGGCCACTTGAATTTTTCCTGATTGATATGCTTCATGCCCTTTGTTCCTAAATTTTTTCTGTACTCTTCGTCTATGAATAACTTGTGAAGCGCGTTAATTGCACTTTCCATCTCAGTTACATGGTGAATAGTATTTAATCCACGGTCCGTTAAGGATGGGAACGGATAAACATCCATATAGTGAGCATTTCCTTCAGGCCACTCAGCAAGTGCTGAGTGATTAGGTAGGATAACCGGCACTCCTACTGCCATGGCCTCTGATGCAGGCAAGCACCAACCTTCGGCAGCAGTTGTCGTGAAGAACACATCAGCAGTGTTGTAAACCATGTTAAGCTGCTCAATTGTGAGTCCGCTGTCAGGGCGAATGTTGGGCGACGAAATTGCCAAACGATCCTCGATTCCGAGATACTCGCACCACTGAACAATGTCGATTCCAAAGTCTTGCAGAGCGCCATGATAATAAATCTTTACCGACTTTGGCAAACTATAACGTTTGACCCATTCAGCGAAGTAGTAGAACGTCAAGTCGAGTCGCTTTCGTGGTTGATTGCGCTGCAGACAGAGCACTACAAAATCGTCCTCGCTTAAGTTCATCTGCTCTCGCAGGACCTTGCGATCCATGTCTAGCTTCTTGAACACACTCGTGTTGACGCCATGTGGAATGATCGACACATTCTCTAAACTGACATCCTTACCCTCGTTGTCGAACCTGTGAATCAGCTGATTTTTTCCAAACTGCGTATAGGTAATCACGCGATCGTAAAGTCGCAGGCCTTCAATAAAGTCTTGCTTTACGTTCTCGGCGTCTACCGGGATGTAGGCAAAGTACTTGGTCTTCATTGCCGGATACTTCTCTTTAACGAGTTTAAAGTTGTTTGCGTAATCCATCGCAATCCAAGGGTCATTTAATACAAAGACAATGTCTGGCATAATTTTTAAAATCAGCTCATTAAGCCGACCCTTACCCCAGATGTCGTTACCATTCCCGCTAGCCGGGTACACATGGAGACCGTCCAGTGATGGATGATAGTCCCCATAAAAGTTAACAGCTAGAACGTGCACCTCGTAATGTTTTTTGAAAGTCTCGATTAAGTTAGAAGAAACTACACCGAAGCCGGTCTGTACCGGAAAATCACCAACAAACAACATTTTTGGAATTACCTTACCCATAGACCCTCCTAATGAATTTTAGTTCCGATGATTGTATTTAAAGGCTGTCTTGTTGCTGTCGGTTGTGCTATTCGTGTTTTAAATAGCGTCTCGAGCTCGGACAGTAAGTGATCTAGTACGTGGTTCATGGACTTAGAACTTTCGGTGTTTGTGAAACGCAGATCCTCAGTTGACCACGAGACAAATGTTTGAGAGCTTGAAGTCAGTTTAGCTAGATGTATCAAGTATACGGCAGTTATTATAATTGCTTCTTCGTCTGACTGCTCTATAATTGGTGGACTTGGCTGCTGAAAGTCAAGAAAAGGATTTCGAAAGACATCATTTTCTTTCAAGTCAGTAGGCATAAACGCATAACCATTTACCGTACTAGCCCAAAAATAACCTTGGTCAACCGCTTCAGTTGGTTGAGTCGGTGCAATTAACCCCGAAGTCCATATCTGATACTTGGATCTCCACCGCTTCTGCAAGAACTTAACCGCGTTTACTAATGCAGTTCTGACTAAAGCGTTTGAATTAAGTGTTCCTTCAAAATCTCCAAGCCTAAGCCTCACATTATCGATTAGATGGTCTAGGTTTGTTACTGTAATTATCATCTATCTCTCCATTATTATAATTTTTTATTGTCTATCTGTCAAGTGGGGCTTCTGGCCACGGTGTATTAGTAAAATTATTAGTAAGTACCACCTCTGGAAAGTCCCTTAACTTCTGTCGATACTCGTACCACTCTGTCCTATTTGTGATTGGTGAATCTGGTAAAACCTTCCAGTCAGAGTCAGAGAGACGCTTAGTTCTCTCTTCTCTAATTACACCAATAGCCCACTCCTCGTGAGGTTCTATTCTCCCGTCTACTTCGGTTTCATACCGAGTAACAGTCGGGAATATTTGAATAAGTTCCATTACTGTCATACTTAACCTACCTTTACCGCTGTTAGTAATGTGCCGTTTGCCCCAGTTGTAACTGCTAAATTACTTCCGCCGGTGTTTCTAACCCAAAGTTCTAAGTCTGTACCAGCAGCCAAATAAGTTTGTTTTGTTACGTATGCCCGCATGTCAGCCAAGACTTGACCATTCATTACTTGACCGGTATCGTAATTACCACCAGTTACAACTCGCCAAGTAAAAACATTGTTACCTATAACGCCCGCACTTACAACATATAAACCAGCATGAACAATGGTTAATTTGCTGCTTGCTACGTTATCCAAAGTTCCATTGGTGTAGGCAACCTGGAAAGTTACTCTTGCGTCTGCTCCCGCATTGATAGTTTGTGCAGTATTTTTATATAGTCCGCCATAATTATACTGAAGAAAGTTACTGTTTGCTGTTAAAGCCCCAGTAACGCCCAGAGTACCTGCAATTGCTGTGTTCCCTGTTGTATTAGCTACTGTAAATGCGGTCG